CATTCCTCATTATCTATATTAATATAATTACACATCATATTAACCATTTTATATTTATTTCCTTCAAAATATTCATTACCATAAAATTGTTTTTGTGTAAATGTAAGTTTAAATTTTTTTATTAAATCTTTTTCACATTGTATAGAATTTCTACTAATAATTGCTAATAATATTTTGCTTCCATTAGGGTAATTTCTTACTCTATTTTCTATATTACTACTTCTTCCAATTTTATATATTTCTTTATTAGTGCTAATAAATTCTCGCGTGTGTATTAAATATAGACCTTCCATTTTATGTCTTTGTCTTTGTCTTTATCTTTGTCTTTGTCTTTGTCTTTTTTAAAATGAATAAATTTTTAAAATGAATTGTATTTTATATAAATTATAGTGTATTTTATCTTTATATTAAAAAATAAAAATTACAAAAATAGAATATTACACCTTTAGACATTTAAAACGCCGATTTTTAAATATTATTTTTTATATAATTTTAGTATTCTTTTTCTTGTTAATGTTTTCTTAACATATTTTTTACTTCTATTATATGCACCTTGAAAAATATTAACATATTTTGAAATAGGTATATCTTTTATAATATTAGTTATATTTACTTTTAATTCTGTATGTGTTAAACCTTCTTTCTTTTGTAATCTAGACTTAAACATACTAAAATAGTTCTCAATACTATTTGTAAAGTGTTGATATGGAACTGATAATAATAATTTATTATTTTTATTTATTAATTCTCTTATTCTTTCATTTCTATGAGAACTAGCATTATCTAAAATTATTAATTTATTATTATATTTAGTAGTTATATATTTTTCTAAAAACTCATATAATCTATTAGTGTCTATACCTCCTTTATCATATAACTCCCATCCTAAAACACCACTAGAAGAAATAGCAAATATACCTGTATATTTCTTAAATACTTCTTGTGAATGTGTTTTTATTACACATCTTTTACCTATTTCATTATAACAATGATGTCTCTTCATTAAAGCATTAATACTTGTTTCATCTATACATATAATATCATTAATATTATATTTTTTAATTTCATTATAAAATTCTTTTATTTTATTATTAATATCAATATCTTTTCCAAATCTCTTAACTGGTTCGTGTCTAAATCTTGTTATTTTTAAAGTTATATTATTATCTCTAATAATTCTACTTAAATGTCTTTGTATTATATCTATTTTTTTATATTTTAATTTTAAATTATAAAGTAAATCATTCATTGTAATCGTTTTATTCTTTTTAACTTCATCTATAATATATTGAACTTGTTTTTTAGTTATTTTATATGAAATATTCTTTCTATTATGTCTTTTAATCTCCTTTTCAACTTTATATCTATCAACCCATCTCATTAAACTACGAACAGAACATTCATATATTTTACATATTTCTTCTTGTGTCTTTTCACCTTTTAAATAATATTTAACTGCTGATATTTTATAATCTTCACTTTTATGATTAGTCATAATTATATTAATTATATATAAAAATAAAAAATTTATAGTTTTAAGTATTTATAAATATTTTAACTTAAATATAAATTAATATATAATATTATTTAAAAATGACAACAACTTTAGAACATCAAGTTAATTTTATTAATGAAGAAATAATTAAACTTAAATTAGAAAATCAACAACTAAAAGATAAAAATATAGAATTAGAATCTAGATTAAAAAAATATACAAGTAATCAAGGACATAAAAAATATTATGAAGAACATAAACTAGAAGTAAAAAATCAAGCATCTGTATATTTACAAAATTTAAAAGAAATTAATCCTGATAAATTAAAAATATATAGACAACGTGCTTATCAAAATAGAAAACAAAAATTAGCAATTATAAAAGAACAAGAAAATAATAATAAATAAAATTATAACTTTTATTTTGTGCGTTTCGTTTTATTAAATAATTATATATATAATTATTATATAATAAAATCAATTTAAAGAATTACTTATATATAAATATAAGAGCATTTAAAAATGTCACGTAAAAAGAAGAAACCCGATAATCCTCAACAATCAAATAAAGGTATTAATTTTAATAAACAAATACAACCTTATAAAACCATTAAAACATCTTTGAAATCAATTATTAAAACACCAGAAATACTAAAGTTAATTAATGATTTAGTTTTGAAATGTAATGATATTGTTATTGATGCTTATCAATTTATAAGATTATATAATCTTAAAAAATATAAAGATGATAATACACAAGAACTACCAACTATGGATAAGAAATTTATTAGTTATTGTATTATGACATTAGGTACAAGAGATAATAGAGGTGTTAAATCTCAAAATACTGAATTTGTAGAAGAACTTAATAAATTCTATATTGATGAATTTCAACCTATTTACAACCATACTAAATATTCTTTAACAGGTTTGAATTATGTATTACCTTATTTATGTATTAGTATATCTACTTGTTTATCAAATAATATTAAAGAACATTTTAGTAAAAGAATTTCTAAATTTGTAAGTAAATTAGGTGGTATATATTATGATACACATTATAATGGAGATATTACAGATGATACAGAATATAAAACTGAAAAGAAAGAACAACTCTATGAAACTAAGAAAAGTATATTACTTAATAAATATGATAAAATACCTAGTATAATGATACCTTGGTTTGAAAGTTATAAAGAGCAATTATTACCTGCTGAATTTGTAAATTCTATTGCTTATGATTGTCAAGTTAATCCTTTCAAATACTTAAAATATACACTTTATATAAATACTGAATTTGAAAAACATAATAATACTATTGAAAAACAAATTGAACTATTACAAGGTAAAGAAAGAAGAGCAAAAAAACAAGATATTAAAGATAAATATAATACACAAATCTATGATTTAAATAGTAAAGTCATAAAATTATTTCAACCTTTATCATTACGTAATTCTTGTATTCCTAAATATATAACTATAGATACTGCCACACTTATTAATTTATCTACTGAAAGAGGTGATAAAGGTAATATGTTAAGTAAATTAACAGAATTTAAAACTTTAATATGGGATAAGTATTTTAGAATGAATAAATCAATATTTAAACAGAAAGATTATGAATTTAACTATACATTACAAACAGATGGTGTTGGGTGTTCTTTACTATTTAAGCATAATAATTTTAAAGGTAAATTTATTAAAAGTGATGATTTTCCAAATAATGACTTACCATATATTGAAGATTTAAGTGACGAACAAATAGAAATAATGAAAACTAAAAAAATAATAACTGCTGATCCAGGAAAAAAATATCTATTGTATATGATGGATAAGGATATAAATGTTGTTAAATATAGTTGTATGCAAAGAGATACTGAAACACTATGTAAGCGTAATAAAAAAATAAAACTATCTAATAAATTTGACAAGCCAGAAATTATTGAGGCTGAAACACTATTAAGTAAATATTGTTGTAAAACTAATGATTATAATAAATTTAAAGCATATATAAAGGCAAAATATGAAGCAAATAAAATAACTAAAGAATTTTATAAAAATGAACTATATCGTAAATTAAACTGGAGAACTAAAACTTATAGACAAAAAAGTGAAGATAAATATTTAAATAATATTAAGGATACCTATGGTAATAAAGATGATACCTTAATATGTATTGGCGATTGGTCTAATAAAAATACTATTAAAGGACTAGCATCAACAATGGGTATAGGATTAAAAAGATTAATAGCAAAAAAATTTAATACTGTATTAGTTTATGAATACAACACCAGTAAGAAATGTTGTAATTGTCATAATAATGTAGAAAATAAAAAAATAAATGGTAATTCTAAATTTAGATTACTTCAATGTGAATATTGTAATGTTGAGTGTTTTGAAAACTCTAATGAATCAACGTTTCGATATCGTAAATACTTAAATAGAGACCAAAATAGTTGTTCTAATATGTTAAATATAGTTAATTCATATTTATTTGATAATAGAACAAGACCACCAGCATTTTGTAAATAATATAAGTATTTATATATACCCTAGTTTGTCAGTATCATCGTCATTAGTAATAATGGATGTTTAAAAACTGACACATAAGTTGTTTTTACTGGTTTCAAAACCAAACCTTAACTATTTAAATTGCTGTTTAAAATCGGCGTTTTAAATGTCTAAAGGTGTAAAACAATAGAATATTAAAACGGTAAAATAAAGTTAATTTTTAAAATACATAGAGTTGTAAATTTATAATAATTATTATAATTTATTAATTAATATAATTCATAAATATAGCGAGTAAAACGCCTATTAATCCATAAATAGGCCAGGTATAACTAGGTAATTTAACACCCATAATGTGTAACATAACAATTATTATGGCGAAAGCACCATAAAGAGTATAATATAAATTATCGTTATCGTCAAAAAACATTTTTATAAAATAAAATATAATTATTTTAATTATATTATATAAATATTTTAATTTTATTAAAATAAATAGAATAATAAAAATCTTATCTCCAAAAGCAAAACTATAATAACAAAATCTAAATCCAAATCTAAATCCAAATCTAAATCAAAATCTAAATCAAAATCTAAATCAAAATCTAAATCAAAATCCCATCAAAAATTTTTCATCCTTTCAAAAACATATAAACTAATAAATATATTAATCATACTCATCCCAGCACGTAAATGTCCCCCTCGCATATACTCTTTTGCTTTAAAATAATCATAGTTGCGGTTAGTTTGAATACACGTTTTAATCGTATCTAATGGATGACTAAAATAAGAACCTAATAATCCTCCAATCGCACCATAACACGCAGTTTGTAAATAAGAATTATTATTATGGATTACAATCCCATTACCACCACTACTCTTCTCATTTTCTAAAACTCCATTCCCACAATAACCACCTCCACCAAATTGTTTAAAGTTATAGACAAAAAATACAAAAATTAGGTTTCTCCCCAAATGTGGTAAAAAACCCTTGTATGGATTTTTATTATTCATATACATAATTTGGTTTATTTTTAAAACTTCAACAGGTGTATCAACTAATGTTTGTGCTAATCCAGAATAAAATGGTATTATAATAGCCTGTGTTGCTTTATTTATTTTATTATTTTTATTATTGTTAAAATTTGTTTCATCATTATTAAATCTTATAATACAATTTTGTAAATAATCTTGAGTAAATAAAAAAACAGTTCTAGATGGTATATTACCTATTGCTCTTGGACTAAATCCTTTATATAATGTTTTAAAATTATAAGTTAATGGCATATTGGTTTGTTTATGTATTTTAATAACATCAATTGGATGAGTAATACAATTTTCTATTAATGAACTTACTAGTGCTGGATATAATAATGATGATGTTGATGTTGTTGTTAATGATAATGATGATGACATTATTTGAGAAGATAGATAAATTATAACTAAATAACTAAATATATAAATATAAATTATTTATTTTAAAATTATAAACGGTAAAAAAAATAAAAAACAATAAAAATTAAAACTTAAACTAATCTCAATTATTATACATATATCTTAAAATCTTTTACCAGAGCCATTAGTTCCAACACCACCACTATTATCGACTAAATCAAACAACCATTTAGTATCGCTTTCCCATTCTCTTCTGCCATTAGTAGGATTTTGATAAGGCTGTGGCATTATTTTCATAGGGCTATTATCAACGCCAATTTTTAAGTCGGTTTGTTTTTCAATGTAATTAATACCATTATTATCCCAGCATCTGCTTTGTCTTCGTGATGGAAAAAGGGCTTGGGGATTTTGATAACCAGAGAAACTACCAACGGATAATTCATTGGGTTTTCTAATTTCTTTTTGACTAGATAAAATACCGTATTCAAGTTTAGACTCATTAAAGCCCATAACTTTATATTCATTTTTAAGTAAATTATCATCGGTTAAAATAAGTTCAGGAGCGGGATAATCCATAAATACTTTAGCATCATTTTTAGTGGCATTACCAAGGTTAATATGTTCTACTTCAACTTCTTTGGTTTTGAAGTTAAGTTTAAAAATAATGATAAAGCGTCTAGTAATAAATGTCTTCATATCTGCAGCAAAAAAATCAGCAATAAAACGTGTTGTTAATTTATCGAGTTTTTCTTGGTCTAATCTGTCATATCCATTTACAACATATGCCATAGTTGTTTGTTTATTAATCATATTCATAATTTTAGTTAAAACTGTAGTAACAATGGCTTTAGTTGGTCTATCAATAGTCCAAGGGGCATCACTATGATTTGTTAATCCAGAATAAGGTGAATTGAAGAATGTTTCTTTTTTATCTTTTTCAGTATAACATAATATAATTAATAGAGTGATTGCTAGAATAGTTAAACAATAAAGATTAAACATTTTTATATTTATTTATATATTATTAATATAATTATATATTTTTATTATGATAATATATTTTTATTATGATTTAAAATATAAAAAATGGTAAAAATTGAAAAATTAATAAAAAATTGAGTAAAAATATATGTATTACAAAAAATAATGGCTCTTTCTGGTAAAAATGAATAATAAAAAGGATAATAATGTAATTACTTTTGTAAAGCAACTTAGTGAGAAAATAGAGGCTTCTAATAACGCAAGGCAAATTGACAATAAAAATAAGATTATCAATTCTATATTTGCCGATTTTCTAACAATTATTGGTAAACGAATATTACAAAGCGAAATTTCTACTCGTGAAACTTGTGTTAATATGGCTAGAGAGGTTCAAGGAACTCCAGAACTTGCTGTTAATGCCAATGCTCTTCTGGATTATATAAATAGTATTTCTCGCAACTAAAGTAATTTTTAATAATTAGAGTAATAACAATATACAATAAAAATATTTTTTTATTTTTAAATCAAATACATAAAATTGAATTTATTAAATTAATCTTATTAAATTAATCTTATTAGTTTAAAAATAAAAAGTTTAAAAATTAACAAGTTTATAAATATATAATTATGATTATTAAACATTATTATTAGATATCATTATTAGACATTATTATTAGACATTATTATTAACTATTACATTTTACAATGATAGTATTTAACTTATTATCATTTCAGTTTATGTGTGATAATGATACATTAAATTGGGATAAAAAAACATTAACTATAAATTCTAATATTGACTTTTTATATTTAACCATTAATAATTATACAGACTATACTTATAATATAAATAATATAAATAATATAGAATATAGTTGTAAATCAAAAAAAAATAAATCTATAAAACTAGAACATTTATTTAATTATAAGTCAATGCTAGAGTATTTCAATGCTACTATTAAAGATTATAGTAAAGCATTTACTATTCATTTTGAAGAATTAGAATTAAATACAGATTATATACTAGCACCATTATATATAACAGAAATAACAATTTATATTGGTATTATTTTATTAAACCCAGAAATTATTAAAAGTATAAATTCAAAATCATTAAATTATGAAACGTATTCTTTATTGTCTAAAATAAATCATTATGAATGTAAGAATAAAGTTAATTGTAATAATTATAATTTTATAAATGGTATATTAATTAAAAATAATAGTAATATAACTAAAAATAAAGAGTTTGTTCTGGATAAACATAAAAAAATACTTTTAAATAATATTTTACAAAACAGTATAAATTATATACCAAATTTAGAAATTATTAGAATTAAAAAGAATTTTCAAAATCGGCTAAATCCATAACACTACCAACATCACTACCTGCTGTACTTTCATTACAAGTATCAGTATTATTTAAATTATCATTATTATGTGTAATGAGTGGTTCTTGAATTTTTACATTATTACGAATTAAACTAATAGGTGTTGATGAATTACTATTAGACGTATTATTATTCATAGTTGTATTATTATTCATAGTCGTATTATTATTCATAGTCGTATTATTATTCATAACCACATTATTTTTTTTTAAACGATTTATAGGAGTTGAAAATTGTGCAGATGAGTTTAATTCATTAGAAGGTGGGGCAATATTTTCTAAATCTGTAAAATCTAAATCATCTAAAGGGTCTTTATTTTTACTACGATGTGTATCTACAAAATTATCACTATTTAAATAATTAATATTGTCATTATTTTCTGTATTATTAAAATGTTCTTGTAATTGATTTTTATTTTTTCTATTATTTAATTGATTATTATTACTATTATTTGTATTATTACTATTATTACTATTATTTGTATTTGGTATATGCGTTATTGTTAAATCATTTTTTCTATCAAACATTGTATTTATTTTATTTTTTAATAAATTAAAACTGACATTCATAGAATTATCTTCTCCAGAGACATCATTAGAATTATTATTAATATCATTATTATTTATAATAGAATTATAGATAGCATATGTAAATGAAATAATATCTAGAGATAAAAGTGTCCAATAATAATTATTTATAATAGTAAGTATAGATACATCACAGTAATTTAATACTGCGTGTGTTAAAATATAAAGAATACTGCCATATAATACTGTTGAGAATAATCTATTTTCAACAATAAATGAAAATGAACTATTATATAATAAATAATAAAACATTTACAAAAAATCTTTCTAGTGTTATTATTTTTTCATATAAAAAAATAAAATGTGAAACGTAATATAAAAATAGAATAATAAAATAAAAAAATTAAGTAAAAAGAATTAATTATAAATTATAATATAAAAAAATAATTATAAGTATAAATTAAAAACGTTTATCTAGAATAAATACATACAGAATAAATATATATATATAATAAAAATGAAAGACATCACAGATAATAATACAGATAATAATACAGATAATAATACAGATAATAATACAGATAATAATATTAATAATAATAAAACATTTATTACTTTTATTACAGGTAATCGTAATAAATTAGAAGAGGTAAGAAGTATATTAAAGACAAATCAAGAAAATACACATTATAGTATTAAATCATTAGATATTGATTTACCAGAAGTTCAAGGTGAGCCAGAATATGTGATACAAGAAAAATGTAAATCAGCATCATCGCAATTAAATGGTCCAATCATAGTTGAAGATACATCTTTATGTTTTA